TTCATCGAATTTCTCATCCGGGATTCTGAGAACTCTGTTCTTTTTCTCAACTTTATACATATGGTTTCTCCCTTCAAAAATTGGCTCCATGCACACACACAGAGCCAGTAATCAGTTTCTTTTATGCGTTCACATGGAAATCAATAGCGTCCATCTTATGAGGCAGGATAAACACATCCTCGAAAGACTCCTCGAAGTAGTCATATTTACCCTGGGAACCTGCGGACGGCGGGTCGAGCTGAGCGAACTCGTAGGAAATCGGTGTGATTACCGCCATCGGATGTACCAGAACCATGTTGATCTGCTTCGCTGTGGAATCTACCTTCCAACCCTCGGTAAAGTCATACTTCGTCTGCATCATGTCACTCGGTACGCTCTCCGGAATCTTCACATCATCAATAGAGTTAATTGCTCTCTTGATTGCATCAGAACGGCTGCCGACATCAACGGTTCTGTAAATCTGCTTCGCATTGTTGATGAGCGTTCTGACATCCGGTGTCACATACAGGATTCTTCCAGCTCTCGGAACTCTCTTATTATCCATGTCCTTCATCATCTCATCAAAGACGGTCAGCACATTCTCCTCTGTCAGTGCTTCACTGTGGGCTGTCTTCGTTCCGTCAGTGGTCCAGTCTGCATACAGCTTGGAAATGCAGTAAGCATTCATCTCCGGGAACTTCTGCTCCTCGTTGTAAACCTTCGTGATATTTCCGATTGCCACTACGCCCTTGGTCTCTGCAATATCTCTCGGATGTACCAGTGTCTGCCACTGTCTGTGATTCTCCAGTGTCAGCGGTTTCCACTCGTTGTTATAGTTACGCTTTCTGGTTCCGATGGTATCTCTATCTCCATCGGTACGGCCAGTTGTGGAGATTGTCGGCACCTCGATAACTCTGGAATTTACCCAACGGAATCTTCCGTTGTTCGGTGTCGCAAATAAATCTCCAAAATACAGGACATACGGGAACATCTGCTCCAGTGTCTGTAAATACTCGGTTGCATAATTTAATTTCGCCATTTCATTCTCCTCCTGTTAGTTCTTGTCTGGCTGTCTGATTAAGTTGAACCCGAACGGATTAAACTGTGCTTCTTTTCCCTTGACTCCTTCGCCTCCGGCTCCGCCAGTTCCGCCAACTCCTCTTGCAAAGAACGGCTTTCCTTCCTCTTCCTCATGGGAATCGTCTGCCGGATCGCTATCATCTTCGATAACAAAAGCTCCCTTGTAGTCGTCATTTTCCATGAGAGACTTCATAAACTCATCGCCTCCCAGGAACTTTCCGTCTTCCAGGGTAAAGTTCTTCTTTTCAAACTCTGCTCTTATACCGTTTTCAGCAGGCTTGCTGGAGAACTTATAACCACCCATGAACATATCCAGTGCATGGGTACGCTCCTGGGCTGCAAGCTGTGCAGTCAGCTTCTGTGTCTCCTGGGTGTACTTTGTCTCCCAGTCCTTTGCAGACTGCTTAATGCCGTCAATATCCATGTCCTTGTAGGACTGAATCGTTGTATTGGCATCTGATAACTGCTGCTTTACTCCGTCCAGCTCTGTAATCTTGGCATCCAGTTTTTCCTTCGACACATAGCCTCCGGCTTTCACATCTACTACCTGGATTTTCTTGTCGGCATCAATCGCCGCCTCCAGTTCCGCATAGGTCATAGCCTTAGGTTCTTCGCCGTCCTTCGGGGTTCCAAAAAATTTCTTCAAAAATTCGTAAGCCATTTCACTTACCTTCCTTTCTTCGTTTCGCTGATTTCGTTTAGATTCCGGTTCACTCCGGCACTGCTATCGTGCGTTTATATCTCCGCACGCAAGAGAAGGAGACAGTTTATATGCCATATCACAGGGCAAAAAACAACAGCCAGGCGTTCCACCAACGGACCGGCTGACTGCTATTTGTTTTCGTGGTCTTAAAGGGTGTCTATGAACTTCTGAGAGTTCCCAGGACACGTTTTAAGTGCTTCAATGGTAAATTGTAAGGGTTAATGTGTTACAGCCCTATACGGGGCGAATACCATTTCACCCATGGTTGGGAGATAACAAGATCACCTCCTTCCTACTCTTCTACGAATACAACCCAGTCCTTAGCTGCCATATCTGTCTGAGATGGCGTCCATGGCACAAGCCCTTTCGGTGCATTTTCGTTGTCGGTCACAAGCCCGGTAGTGACGATATAGACATACTGCTGAGTCATTTTGCTGTGTTCATCCGGGAACTGCATTTCAAGGTAAATTCCTTTTCCGTTCCAGCCTTTTCTTGCCACCTTGACGCCACGCTCCAGGAATTTGTACGCATCCCCGAATCCAAACGTAGCCTCTCCGCCGAGTTCCGGGCAGTTCTCTTCATCTGCAATCTGCCACTCATCAGAAGCAATATTGTCGAAGGTGTACTCCGGGCGGTCTGTCTGGCGAATATCCAGCTCCTCTCCGTCTTTGGTGTGCATCATGATTGTTTTCTTCTCTGCATCCCAGTACCAGTAGCCGCCCCAGTTCGGCAGTTTTACCTTCACGCCCTGTTTCATCAGCATATAGGCATCTGAAAACATCATGGATGGTCCAAAATCAGCATAAATACAAGCCTCCTCAATGTAGATATCCTTGCAGTTTGCATGAACCAGGTCTTCATTGTAGGTACGGTCAATGTATTTCATCTTCTCCTCAACATTCGGATTGACAATGGTTTCTGTCTCTCCAGTCGGCATGTGGATATACAGGAAAATCATTTCCGGCTCCTTGCCTTTTCCTTTCAGCTCCTCATACTGTTTCATCAGTTCTTCTTTTTTCATGCTTATTTCCTCGCTTTCTTATTCGCCCATACAGCTTTTCCGCTGACTGAGCGGTTAAATGATACCAAGTTACCGTTGCCGTCATATACGGCTGATACCTGCGTTCTGGCAGTATCTACGCTTCGTCCGGTTTGCTTGCAGAAATCCTTCATCTGTGATTCTTTCTCTTTCAGCTTCACAGATTCTTTCTGGAACTCCTCTCGGAAGTACGCTCTGTCGGCTTCTGACTGAACCGTCTGGATATACGAATCATAGGCGGCCAGGATTCTCTTATACTCTCTGACCGCCCGTTCATATTCACGCTGCTTCTGCATACACTCATACTCCGTAAGAAGGTTCCCTGCAAACGAATACTTTGGTCTGCTATAGTCCTCCAGATCACCTTTCGTGTATGCCGGTTTTGAAATCCCCGGCCAGTATGGATAGAAGCTATGTCTGCAATTCCAACCACACAAACCGGCTCCTGTTCCATATCCGGTTGCTTCGTAGAAGTTCTCGTACCCAGGAGCTGTGCCCTCAATCTTGAACACCTTGCCCTGCCAGACTGAGTGTGAGGGTCTGGCTCCTGCATGAGCCGTTGTCTCGTAATACTCAGCTCCAAGCTCCGAAGCATACAACTCCGTCAGCTTTCCGGCTGTCTGATTTACTCCGGTCAGCAGAGCAGTTCTGATTGCCGTATCCAGTTTTGAGATATACCCACTGTCATACATGACTGATGTTCCTTTGACTGCCGCATCCCGGATAGCCTGTCTGATTGCCTCCTGGTACGAAAAAGCACCGGACGTAACCTTCATATAGGCTGCGTTCAGTGCTTGCATATACTCCTGCTGTGTGGCTATTGCCGTTGTCAACGTAAGGTTTCCAATCTCTCCCTTGCACTTCTCTGCGGCGGCCTCCATAGTTCTCTGCATCGCTCCAGAAAGAACAATATCCGACGTTTTCAGCTTTCCGGCCTGCAATAATGGCTTTGCATCCTGCAACATTCCGGTCAGGCCTGCATCCTGGAACAGCCGCAATATTTCTGTATCGGATTTTCCTGTCAGAACGCCAACTTCCCGGATTACATCATTCATCAATGCTCCGGACTGCTTCGCCTGTTTCAACTGCCATTCGGCTGTCGGTGTGATTCTTCCAGTCTTTGCTATCCTTCGTGCCACATCTCGGATGATCTGCTCATTCAGTACATCGCACATTCCCAGATAGCCGGAAGAAAAGCTATTCAAATATTCTGGTGCCAGCACTGCTCACACCTCCTATTCTTCTGTAGGGAATCTGGCTACCGGCTCCGGCATCATGCTCTTCGCCTCTTCCTTCGAGCATCCGAAATACCACGCAAGAAACGCTTCTGTTTTCAGCTTTCCAGCAACCACCATGGACCATCTACGCTGATACTCAGCTTCTGTGTCTTCCAGAACTCCATCGCCCCAGTTGCAGTTCAGCTCCGTTTCTCCGTCCGGAACCATATCATAAAGCAATGCCAGAACTCTCATGGCGTATATGATTTTCTCGAATCCTTTATGCCATGCGTCCTGCATCGCTGTTACCGTATGGTATGACCTCTGCTTTGATACCCGGATTTCGTATGCCGTTTTCTCAATGTCCGTTGGTTCAGACAGTGTACCGTAGGCAAGGCCGACCAGGAACTCTATTTTCATTAGCAGCTTATTCAGTCCCTGGAACAACGCTTCGTGGCGAATCTGCGGTGCATACTCTTTCAGCAGCCCCTTGTTGGTTCCGTCCGCACTGTCGAAGTCAAATGTCTTGAACATCCTTTCCTGTCCTGCCGGAAGAACCGGCTTTCCATGCTTATCTGTCTGGAACAGTTCAGAATCACCCAGAATAGCGGCTTCTGTGGCTTTGTACTCCCACAATACACGCCCGTACTGAATGTCAGCTTGTTCTATTATCTCTGTAGCTCTGGAGAACACCGATACTCCCAATGGCGAGTCCGTATCGATATTGTTTGCCTTTGGTACTTTGATGTACGCAAAAAGCGGCTTGTCGATGTTACCGATAATTACCGGCTCTTCCGACAGGCCCGCCCATTCATCCACCTCAGACAGTGGCACTTCTTTCCGGAATCTATCCCTCACAGCATAGGTTCCATCATCGTTGTACTGGTAAATCTCCTCAGATTTGAACGCCTTGTTGATGATCGTATAGGTCATTCCCGTAAACTCATGGTATTCAAGCCTGGTATACATGTAATCTCCTATCTTCTTTCCTTCCACGAACACCGCCGCTGTTATCTCTCCCTTGTTATTGAACGCACATGGAAAGAAATCCACCGCTTTCACAAAATCCAGCTCGATTGCCGTTGGCTTTCCGTTTTCGTCTATGTTCGTCACGAACGGTTTTACTGCAATAGCTCCACCTTCGCAGTACATCTCAACAAATTTGTTCAAGTCTGTAAGCTGGTCTTTCAACTGCTCATTGATGAAATCAGCCATCGGACTGCCAGTTACCTTCATGCTGAACTCAGTTAGTATCAGCCTGGCAAATTCCTCCGAAATCGCTGACGGCAGATTCAGAGGAATCACATTGTCTTTTCCACCTCTCCATGGCGGTTCATTCTTGTACATGTTGTGCCACAGCTCTATGGCATTCTGCATTACTCCGGATTCGCATATATCAACGCCCAGGGCTTTTTCCACACTGTTATTCGGCACCAATCTTCTCAACACCTTTCTCAATATATTTGCAATTCTCAATCAGTTCACCCCGTCTTCTTAATGAATTTCTTTATCCTCTTCTCGAAGCTGTACTCCATAGCATCCAGAGAGTCAATATCACTGGTTCCATCATCCAGACGCTCCAGTTCCATTTTCTTCGGATTCCAAACCGCCATGCTGATAGCTTCGAGAACACTTTCACAATCTGGTGTAAAGAACACACGCCCGGTTGCTGAGAGCGTGGTCATTGTGAAGATACGGTCTGTAATCTTGCACTTGGCAGCATTCGTGACATTGATATTTCCCAGTTCCGCCTCAATCATAGCTTTCTGCAAACCTCGTTTCAGCACCAGCTCCGCAGAATCGCAGTACACATTCGTAATGAATCCGTACCGGTCCAATATCTTCTCAACGAATTTCATAAACATCCGGTTCAAATCATCGGGGTCTGTTCCGTCTGCATCGTGCCATTCCGAGGACAGCACATACAGTTTCTCATATCCCTGGGTAATTCCAGACGCAACAAAAGCGTGGCCGGAGCCGTTACCTCCAAAGTCCACGCCTATATTCAGCTCTATGAACTCTCCACGTTTCGCCATGTCAATCGTTTCTTCCAGTGGCACGATGTACTCATCGTCTTCCGCCGCTATGGAAGTTGCCAGCTTAACGTATATCAGACCTTCTGCAATACTTCTCTTACCTTCAATATCTCGGATGTACCAGATGCTGTCCTTGTCATACTGGCTGACAATCTCTGCTATTCTCTGCTTCGGGATGTTAATATTCTCAAAGATATTGAAATGCTCGTAATTGTAACCACCCAGAAGCTCTCCCTTGGCCGCTTTCTCAGCGTATTTATCGATGTAATCAACGTATATCGCTGCCTTAGGATGGTCCGGGTTCAAGTCCCAGAAGATTTTTCTGTTCTTGGCTGCCAGTTGTCGGTTGAATGCCTCTTTGATGGTGTTGTCATGATGCAGGTTGATCTCGGTTGCAATCCACATACCGTATGAGTTACCTCGGATTTTCTTGTAACTATCGGACGCCGCACCTCCGGCGAAGATTACAATCTTGTCTTTGTACCCCGTATCCGGGCCATTTATCAGCAGGCAGTCATTCCCTTTGTACTGAGTCCACCTGCACTGCCCACGAAATATATACTCAAGACCGAACCCATTAGCATCTCCAATGTTCAGCTTAGCATTCGCCATAGTCGAACCAGTCGCCAGGTGGATTCTATCCTTCGTCGTTTTTAATTCGTGAGCAAATGCGAAAACATTATCTACCGTCTTACCGGAACGAACAGCACCTTCCAGGATATTGTAGGTACTGTTCACACAATTTTTGATATACCGCTTGTGCTTGTCGCTGAAATTGAACCCTATACGCTTACGCCTGTTGACCTTGACATACGGGTTGGATAAGCCCTTATTCTTCGCCGCCATAAATGTCGGCTTCGATACCCTCCATGTCTTCTATCTCGTAAAGACCAATTTCCTGCTTATCTCTCCAGATGTCCGGCCTACGATTCTTCAACCAGAAACAGCACGCTCCTACGTCCGGTATGATGTCCTCTTCGGTCTCAACCGTCTCTATCTTCGCAGGCTTGGTATTACCGTCTTTGTCCATCTCAATAATTTTCCGGGTTACTTTTGTTTTCTTCTTACTTCCTTTTGCTCGCTTATACAGACTCAGTTCGACTTCTGCATCTGCATACTCTTTTCCGGCGGCCAGAGCCTCTGCAAACTCCGGGTAATCCTTTTTCCAACGGTTGATTGTCCTCGGAGATACCTCGAATGCGTCAGCTAAATCCTCATCCGTACCGCCTCTCATGCACAATACCCTGGCAATTTTTACGAATCTCTCATCATACTTCTGCTTTGCCGCCATTCGACCACCTACTTCCCTGCCAGGTAGTCAGCCGCCCAGTATTCAATCATCTGCCATTTATTCTTACTGGTAATCGTGCCGTCCTTCTCTGCTTTTTTCAGAGCTTTCTTAATCACTTCTGCCGATTCTACCGGAATGGCAGCGCTGCCAAATACTTTCGCAAGGTACGTCCAATCCATGTTCGGGTCAAAACCGGCATCGTCCATTTTCTCATTCGCAGCATCAATCATGGAATGGACTGCCGCCCCTACGTTCCGGATGTCCGTAAACTGCTGGTACTTATCCAGTGTCTCCACGAACTTCTCACACTGCTCATAGGCAGCAACACCGATAATCTCAGCACAACTACCGTTCAGATTCTTCATCAGTGCGTCCAGGTCTCTGATCTGGTTCGGAAGGAACGCAAACGCAATGGTCTTGAAATCAAACTGAACCGCCGGAGTATTCAACTTATCAAACTGCTCCAACGGTTCTTCCAGAATCTCTTTCCCAATATAGCTCTCCATCATATCATCGACGTTATCCATCAGCTTCACAATCTCTCTCAGCGTACTCTCATCATCAAATCCAGAGATTGCATTGTGAGCCAACTGCTTAGAAGCCGCCTTGCTTCGGGTCAGCCCACTCTTATCCAGGATAACGATAATCTCTTTCAGACCTGCTTCTCTTGCACTCTTTACTCTGTGATGCCCGGAAATAATCTCCAATTTCTCTCCCATCAATGCAATTAACGGCAAGCTCTCCAACTGCCCTCTATTCTTGATGTTCGTTGTGAGCTGGTCCTGCATCTCATTTTTCATTATCCTGGCATTGATGTCCTGTTCCTTAAGGTCAGCCAACTGCACCTTCGCAATGTACAGCTCCGTACCCATGTCATAGATTATTTCATATTTTGCTTTCTGCTCTTCTGCCACTGTCTTTCCCTCCTTAACCATTCTTCCAATGTTTCCTGCTCTGTCCGGTCGGTCAGCTCCGCTTCGTATGTCAGCTTGAAACCGTTGTTCTTATCCTTCTGCCGGTTTACCAGCTTCATAATGCCCCGGACTTCTTTGTTCTCCGGGTACTTCGTCAGCATGGCAGTCCGGACTTTCGTTACCTTCTCACGTTCCAGATCGTCCAGGAGCATTTCTGTGAAGCAATGGTTCTGTGCCAGCATATACAGTAGTCTACCAAGCCGATACGTGGTGTGTGGGACCTTCATAACGTACCAGATGAAGAGTGATGTGGCTTGCATCTTTGAAATCCCAAATACGCCCGATACCATCCCGTCAATCAGAACGGCTCTGTTGAACGTGGCCGATGAACCAACAAAATTATGCGTCCATAGCTGTCTGTAATACTGCGCCTCTGCTGCCTTAATGGAGATGATCTGTACCTTGCTTTTCTCCGTTATCTCGTAATCTCTCGGCAACATACTACAGGCAATCGGTGCCAGCTTACTCTCGGAAGGTCTTTTGATTTTCCTCCCCTCTGCCAGTGCCGCTGCTTCTTCCCCTCTGTTCGAGGTAATGTAGCTGTTCAAATCCGCTCTCGTACCGGCTCTTGCGAATATCGGCTCTCCGACAGCCTCTCCGGTTCTCTTCTCCTGGTAGCAAACAACCAGAGCATTCGCATTCATGCACCGGTCAAACAACTCAACGTGTCCTGTTTCCGGGTCGAACAGCTTATACTCTGGTTCCTTCCAGGTCATTTTCCCCTGGGTGTCATAGAACTTCTCATAGCCGGAGAAGTAGGTCGGCGGATTGGCAATAACCAACGTATGGGGATCGTCAAGCACTTCGTCCAGGTGGTCCCACATATCCAACGGGCGGTACGTCATACCGTACATTTCCTTCTTGATGTTCTCCAGGCTCTGCCGGATATGCTCAATGTGTTCCTCTCTTCTGTCTCTCAAATCTTTCAGCAGATTAAAGAAATACTCGTTACCGGCCGTCTTCGATGTTCTCAGATACATCTGAGCATACAAGGCAACCGCCGGGTCCAACAGCTCCTCATCAGAAAAGCCCTGGGCGTGTATCTCCAATTCATCAAGTGGCTTGCCTGTAATGGCATACCCCATAACCGAACTCATCATAGACACATCGCTTGTCTCAATCTGCTCCGGCTTATACCCGTTCTGGATTGCCAGGTTGCTCATGGCGAATGTTCCGGCACATGGCTCTACGAACCTCGTATACCCGCTCTTCGCAGCATTCTTTATCAGATTTACCAAGTATCTTTGCTCCACCGTACCCAAGCATCCCAAGAACATCTCTCCTGGGTCTCTGAAAAATGCCATTGCTTATCAACTCTCCCTTCTCTCATTGCATTAAAAAAGGCACCGTACCCTTTCGGATGCGATGCCGTTGTTTTTGGACCGGAGCCCTGCGATGAACAGGGCCTCAACTATGGAATAGTCGCGTGCTGCCTACACCAGCTCCGGATATTATATTAAAGCGCCCATACCAAACAGACTCATTTGCTGGTAGCCATCATCCGGCTTCGTCTGTACTTCGGGCTTCTTACTTGCTGTTGCTACTTTCTTTCCCTTCGGGGGATTCGGGTCTGGAAGTTCTTCGATAATCTCTCCAGTGTTCTCCGCCCACCACTCAGCAAAAACAGTTCTGTGACACCAATCTTCTGGGATTCTCACATCCTCGTAGCACAGAAGGACTAAATCCTTTCCCTGGGCCGCTGCGTCACGTTCCATCTTCATAACCATACTGATGATTCTGTCCTTGCCTATGCCGTTTAGCTTCTCGTAATAGGCTTTCTTGAAATCTTCCAGGTCCATTCTCAGCATATAACCTTTCGGTGCCAGTGAGTAACACTGGTTCTCCAGTCTGTACGCCAGTTTGAATTTCGGCGTCCCGATGCTGATTCCTACGCAATAATATTTGCCATCTGCAAGCTCTTTGTTGCTATATCTGCTCGTATAAATTCCCATTGTCTGTCTGCTCCTTTTCCCTTGAAAAACCGTTGTTTTCCATACTTTAATTATACCAGATTACCTACCTAAGTACAGGGAATACAAGCTGTTTACCGTTTTTTAAGAATCCCTTCCTCCGGCTTTGCGGTCCGGAGACCGCTCAGCCATCAGAGAAGGAAAAGTCGATTCACAGTGCTCCATTTTTATGGTGTGACATATGGGCTTTTGGCACTTACTACGTTACCACAGGTATTTTACCCTCGTCAATTCCATATTTTCTACTGTTTTTGAACCCAGTTTTCTCACACACCCAACAGGTACACAGCTATGATCTTGCAGGCGTTCCCGATGTCCTTATAGACAGTCTTCTCACTCACGCATTCCTCACTTGCAATCTGAGCAACCGTCTTTTCTTCCTCCGCTATGTAGTATTCGTACACTTCCCTGTAACACCGCATAGCTTCTGGTTTTTTCGATGTTTCGCACTCCTCCCGGTACGTCTCAATCGCACGCTCTATCCGGTTGATGTAATACATATTCTCCGCCCTACGTTTTTCTTCTTTCTCTACTACGCTTTCCTGGCTGTTGATATGTGCTGAACCCATCAAATCTCTTAGGAACGCCCACCGTTTTTCTACTTTCTCGCCTTCCGTAAATTCTTCCTTTTCCGGGATTTCCCTTTTCAGTCTACGGTAGTCTGATAACAATTTCTTGGTTCTTTTTACCTTATCAGCGTTACTCTGCTCACGTTTTTCGGTCTTTTTTCGCTCTTCTCTGCACATTTTGACCGCTTCTCTCGCAGATATTTCCGCTATCTGTGTCAGTTCTCTCCCTGTTACCTGGTAGATTCTGTTTCCCTCCAGACTCTCCGTTTCCACAGGTACGATTGCTAACAGTTCCTGCTCACTCTGCCTTTCCATATACCGCCATACCTCCTTGACTTTTCTTGCTCTGCTCCATATAATGAATTTATCTATGAACATTTGAGGAGCTGCCATGGGGATATGGCGGCTTTTCTTTTTAACTTAAAATCTGTAACCCAAGTGCCACATAACCTTCCTGTAATCCGATAAAGTCTCTGAGAACATATCTTACTACCGCTCCGATTTCTCTTCCGCTGTATTTGATGTTATCCCATTCTTTCAGAATCAGTACGTCTCCCACCTGGAAGTTTCTGTCATTCTTCCGGATTTCAAACGGTTTATTGCCCTCTATCGTCTCCTGGAAGTATTTCGGGTATGTCTTCAACTCATGCGTCATGCTCTACCTCCGATACTTCTTGCATGAAGCGAAGTGTGAAATATATCCTGCTCCATCTCCACGCTCGCCTACCAGGATTCTTCCTGTCACTACTTCTCCGTCCGGCGTGACGATCTTCTCTTTCCCGGTGCTGTCCTTCTTGTAATTATGCAGTGCCATGTCTACCGGCATATTCTTTCCGGACTTCATCCGCACCCACAGGATTCTTCTGCCACACTGACGGCACGTTCCTTCGCTTGCCTTGTTGATCACAGCCGCACCTTCTTTCCCATTCCTGCCGTTCCGTATCTCAAAGCCTCATTCAGAACCGCAACCATCTCTGTAATGCTTACTGCTATTGCCTGGTTCCGGTTCCTGTCATTGATACTTACCATGCCGGTCTGCAAACTTGCCTTGATTCCGACATCCGCTACTTTCTGATGCAGGATTCTCTTCTCTTTCTGAAATGCTCCTGTTCCTTTGAACTTCGTGTATGTGCCCTTCGTCTCAGCGTACACTCCATCCAACGGTCCTTCCTTCGGGTCTGTAACATGCCCTATGATAAAATCACTCATATCATTCCTCCTTTGCTCTACTGCTGTGTCTCTACTTTCTCCTGCAAATACCCTTCCAGGGTCATTTGTCCTATCTGTTCCCAAGTTCTTGTAGAAATTCCGCATCTATTCAAAGCATCTTCGTATGCAACGCCATGGTTCTTTATCTTCAAGCACCCTTCGCACATCCTTCTGTGTTTATCGTTATCTGATGCCATGAGCCTCTGGAATCTGTTTGGCTCCGGCTCTAAGTGGCATCCGAATCCGCATACGATACATCCGGTTCTCTGTTCTCCTGTAAGAATCCAGTTCCCCTGCTCATCCTGCTTCGCTTCTCCATATACGCTGCATATAGGAATCTCATTCTCTGCAACATATCGTATGATTTCTCCTTTCGGCCAAAATCCTAAAGGCTGGCTTTTAATCGTGCGTCCATCATACACATTGCACCCTGTATGGTTGTATTGGTTTTCTCTACGAAAGCTCTCGTCCTGAGTTATTCCGATAAACGGCTGTCTGCCAGTTCTCTTAACATATTCTTTGAACGGCTGCTTCTTCATTACTTCGCAACAATATTCTGAAATATCTGCTGGCATTTTTTCAGTATTTATCGCCCATTGCCATTTCTTTGCCAGCATACCGAACTTTCCTCTCTCATCTCCGTTGAGCAGGTAATTTCTGTATCTATCGCTAAGTCTTCCATGCCGCAGCTTTCTTATTTTCCCTGCTGTGTCTTTGCTCGTAATTGGAAACCCTTTATTTTCACACACCCACTTAAAACTGTGTTTCGGATGAAGCGTTTCCTTCTCAATATCCAATTCCGGAAACTTTTCTCTCAGCCATTGCGTGTAAAATTCTACAAATTCTCTGATTTCCGGGTACTCCGTCCCTGTATCCACATATACCAGTGGGATTTTCCCGTCAAGTCCGTATTTCCTATATGCCTGGCACACAATATAAGCCAGAACCGTACTATCGAGACCGCCGGAAAACGATACATAAACAGCTCCGTTCCAATATGTGTGCCATTCATACACTCGGTACATCGAGAAGTTGGGTTTCATTTCGTATGGCTGATACTTCATGCTTTTGAAACTGCTTTTCGGAAATTTCAATGTTTCTTCCAGCAAGTACGCCATTGTTCCTATTCTTCTCCTCTCATTTCCTTCTCAACCTCTGCTCCGCACCGGCAACAGATATTCTGAATCGGCTCGCCCAGTTCTCCTCTGAAAATCTGGATGTTATCCATGGAGATCACCGCCGTACACATCGGGTCATAATGCTCTGCCAGGAAATGCTTGATAGGTTCCGCCGCTACCTCGAACTCCTTCATCAGCTTTTCAGCTTTTTCCTTCTCTTCCTCTTCCGGATGCAGAAGTCTCTCATAATCCGTCCAGCGTTCATCAATGTATCTTCTCTCCAACAGTTTTCTCTTTCCATCTTCCTCGATAACAACCTGGGTTCCTTCCACCGCCAGGATTCTTACCGGCTCGTCCATGTACTTTTCTCTATCAAAAATCGGTACAGGAACCATGAAATCTAAGCGAAACACACGTTCCATTTCCCATGGCATTGCCTCACGCACCTTATCTGTTCTGATTGCCATTCTTCCTACCAAATCTCTTAAATTCATTTACTCTTCCTCCTCTGGTTCATCATATCCATACTCATCATCTTCGGTGTCGGTTTCGTCTTCCTCAAAGTCACTTGTAATCTCTGTACCATCCCCTGCACCGTCTAAATCGGTTTCATCAGTAAATTGTGTATCTTCCGGGTTATCGCCCGTAGAATCGTCATATACGCTCTCATCTGCATCCTCATATTCTTCCACCGGGCCAGGAAGTGCATGTTCATCTGCTACCTCTCCCGGAAGTTCCGGGTGTTCGATATACTCCGGACCAATATCCGGCTCGATTCCTGCCGGTCCCGGCTCCGTCACATCTCTGTAGTCTGCATCAAAAATACTTCTCTGCGTAGTATCGGCAACCGGTCTCATCTCGTACTCCCCGGTCTCCTCATTCAAGAACAGCTCCATCTCAGTGTCCAGGTTGCCTTTTTTCATATCTTCAACCTTCATCTGGCTTGTTACCTTGTGGCTGAACTTCGGCTTCGCAATCTCTCTGCTCTCTCCAGGAATGTTCGGATTGTAATTCGGCACATACTCTCTCATGAGTGATACATCCAGTTTCAGTGTCAGCGTTCCTTCCTGGCATTCTTTTTCCTGCATATTACCGAGCAGTCTCTGTAAGACAAAATTCATATCTCTCTTCATGTCATTAAAGGTATCGCCATCAAAATTCAATTCTTTCACAAAATCACTCATCCTACTTACCCGCCTTTCCGAACTGGATATTATGTTCTTTCATGTACTCCTGCAAATCCTTCAACTGCTGGAGCGTGCCAATCGCATAGAATGTTGCCTTATATTTCTTTTCCTCCGGAAGAGCTTCTTTTTCAGCCGGCTTTTCTGCCGGTTCCTCACTCTGCACATCCGCCGTCTTATCCGGAACCGGTGCGTTGTAGCCAGATTCCGAAGCTCTTTCCTCCTGGGCCTGCTGTTCTGCCAGTGCCTTTTCTCTCTCCGCACGTTCCGCAGCATTTTTTTCTGCCTCCTGGCGTCTACGTTCCTCCGCTTCTTTGGCTCTGGCTTCTGCTTCGGCTCTCCGGCGTTCCTCTTCCTCGGCTTTTCTCTTACGGTCTGCCTCCATCTGCTCTTCAAACTTAATCAGACGAGCGTTCTCAGCCATAGCCTGGGACATATCAAGCGTTCTCACGTATACGTCCTTCGCATTCAGCTTATACTTGCTATCCAGTGCGTCAATGGCCGCCAGGTCACTCTTTACTCTCTGAATCTTTTCCTGGATTTCGGTTGCTGCCTTACTTTCCTTGAAGCTCACATTCAGATACTGTGTCTCAAACACTCGCTCAAAAGGAAGTACCTCTGCCAGTTCTCCAATTGCCTCAGTATATACATCCTGCAATCTGGCTTTCTTCTCCTCTTTTACGCTGTTCTCGTATTCCTTTACCTGTCCATCAATGATGCTGATCTGCTCCTTGATGAGTACCGTTACATCCTTCAAGTCATTCTCGAATACCTCATACGGCTCCATGCACTTTTTCTTGACAAGCTTTCTTCTGTCCTCGATCTCATTGAGCAATTTTCTAAGGGTGGCTCTGTCATTCTTCGCATCCGATACCGTATCTTCCGTATACGCCAAGCCCTGGTATGCTTCCACGATACTTCTGACATTCGCCTCCAGCTCCGCTTTGTTCCAGTCAATCTTCTGCAAGAATCCGTCTTCCGTTGGATTCACGAGTCTTATTTCCATTTTTTCATCCACTGTGAATTTCCTCCTATTCTTCCTTCGACAAATTTATAATCGTCACTTCTACTCTCGGATTCTCCGAGTAGAACTTCCGGCACTGGCAGTCAACAATTTGCGTATCATCGTAATATGCCAGATTGTTGAGGCTGTCAGCGATAATCTTTACTACGTTATCCATATCCGGCTTCTTAGTCGGACGTATCTCTCCAGCCAGCATCGCCGCTCTTTTTTTCTTCGATGCCGACTTAGGAATCCGGTAATACGCCTTAATCCTCATATCCAGCATCGCCTCTTTCGGAAAGCTCTCTGTCCCGTAGGCTGTCTGCCATTCCAGCTTTACCAGATTTTCATAGGACACCGTATCTTTCGGGGTTATGGCGTGACCGGTCTTCGTATTGAATCTTGGTCTGCCCTTCCCTTTCGGCTCCCCGTATACCGTAAACTTTGCTTTTTCCATATTCGCCTCCTACTGGCTCCCCAGATTGCTTTCTTCAAGCATGGCCTGGATGCAGTACCAGCTACTTTTCTTTCCTTCTCTCGCAACCTTGATATGTCGGGTTGTATAACCGTTCATTACCAGGATTCCTGCAATAATCCGTCTGTCCTCCGCACTGAAAATTCTCAGCGTGGCGTCCGGCTTAAACTGCTCATCTGCTGTCTGCATACCGAACAGCTTCGCCGGGTGGACTTCCAGGACCTCTGCAATCTTGATGAGAGAGGATGCCGGGATGTCTACTCTGCCTTTTTCATAATCCGCTACCGCCGACTGGCTCTTGCCGATTGCTTTTCCCAGTTCCTCCATCGTCATATCCTTTTCTGTCCTGCAACTCCGGATGTTTGCTCCAATTTCTGCCATATCCATATGTCGCTTCACCTCCATGTCGCATCTTTCCCTGTAAGCTCCGCATGACCTGTTGGAACTTCGCCCTCGTTTCCTCAGACATTCCAGGTTCCGGTTCTGTTTTTTCTTCTGCCTGCTTCTTAGCTTCGAGCGCAGGCTGCTCTTTCTTTTCCAACTCTAGCGCATTGCCTCTCATGCTGGCAATCAGCAACCGGATTGATTCCGGCAGTTTTTTCTCTTCGCTGATTCTCTGCACTGTTGTCCTGTAATTCCGGATAAAATGAGACTGTTCTACCGTCTCAACCCTTTCAGAATCCATCAACGCCCACTCTTTCAGATTTGCCGCACTTCCTACGGCTCTCTGGCAAGCCTCCGGTAGTTTCTCAAATTCTTCCACTGAATGATACCCGGAATTTCTGACCGCCTTTCTTACCAAAGACCATGCCTCCAACTCACTCATGCTGCTATCCACGCTCTCAACAATCTGCGTTGCCTTTTCTCTGATGTCTGCTATCGTTGGTGGAAACTTCTCTGTCAGCATATACTTCTGGATTGCTACGTTGGCCTGCTGATACGGAATATCTTTCAGCAACTCAAACCATACATTGAAGGCATCCTGGTCTGGAATGAATGTCGGCTGTGCGTATACAGCTTTCATTCCCTTAACAAGCGTTTTGAACTCCTCTCTTGTCATTACCAGTTATCTACCTCACTCACTCTGTTCTGAATCCTGTCCCCGGCTGGCCTCTGCGGAATCTGCGTCATTTTATCCCAGATAATGCCTTTCCAGTTATTTGACATACACTCCTCAATCAAATCACACACCCGGCCTTCTCCAAATTCTGCTACTTTCTTTTCTACCTGCCGGAGAAGGGATTTCATTCCCTGCTCTTTGTAACCTTCCTTGCGTTCAATCTTGTATGTACACCATTCACACATCTTTTCTCTAATTTCGCCGCCAAGTTCATAATCTGGAACCAGACGCTCATAGAGCTGCATCGTGTCTTCCTTCTTTGCGGTTGCCTTTTTCGACTTCGGTGGTTTTTCTACTGGCGGTTTCTCCTGCTCCGGTTCCTGCATCTCTGGAATCAATGCCTCCGGCGTCTGGGAGCCGCTCAGTTTCTTCTCATCCTGGATGCGGCGATAATACTTCCTCTGCCGGTCCGCCTCTGTAGAACTCTGTCCGATGAAATTCTGAATGTCCATCATATAGATTGCACCGTTATCCAGTACCTCTACCAACTTCAACTGCTCAAAAATCTTCATCGCACGTTCTACTGTCCCTACCTGGTGCCTCGTAATCGTTGAGATCATCTCCAGACTGTACGGGATGTAGTCCTTGTACATCAACCGCCCTTCATTTTTCAGGCTCCGCAGATACATCTTCATGAGTATGTCGCTGTACAAGTACCCGTCCTTCATTCCCTGGAGAAGCAGCATTTCATCAGAATCAAAGAAATCCTCTTTCAGTTTCAAATAGTAATATTTCTTATTGTCTGCCATCTGCTCACCGCCTAAATTCCAGCTACCAGATTTGTAATTGAAATCGGTCTTGCCAGGACCTTTGTATGTCTACAGCAATCGCACATCTCGCATCTGTCCGGTTCAGCCTCTCCGTTCTTCACTCTGAGGATTCTCGGCATATTCATTTCTACCATGTGTTTCGCTTCATCGAGATAGTTCTGCGTCACTTGAATCACTTCGATGTTTGGCTCCTCTTCCTTCGTTCCGGCCGCAATGTAGAATGGCAGTCTCTCTCCAGTATTCTGGTACGCA